ATGAAAGGCGTGCTGTTGGTAGTCAATTTATCAAAGATATGATATTAGGCCTAAATGCTCTTCATAGTAATGAATTGGCGCATCAAGACATAAAAGGGGACAATCTAATGTATTCAAATGGCAGAGTTAAATTTATTGACTTTGGTTTATCATGTGTTTTAAATAAATTTAGAAATGTTGGTGGTAATCAAGTGTTTAGTGTTGCTTTAAATTATCCTTGTGGGGTTCCTGGAACATGGACAACTTCTCCGCCTGAAATGTTTGAGTATAATGGTAGAAGTATTTTAATGAATAAACAAGAACCTGTATCAGATAAAACTTTATATTCTTATCAACATATTATTGCTCATGATATATGGTCGATTGGGTGTGTTATATTAGAATGGTATATAGTTCAGGATGATAGTTCAGATGTATTTCAAGTGTCTGCATTATCATTTCAGGAAAATCGTGATTATTTTAGGAATGTTTTTTCTAAACTTGAAAAGGACGAACCGACAGCATATAATATTATTGTTTCATTACTTGTTAGAGATCCTTTGGAAAGAATTGACAATTTTAAGAAATTTGTAGATTATTATAATAGTTGGAATCCTCTTGCTTCATGGCCATACCCTCAAGAAATTGATTGGGATCAGTCATATATAACAGTTGAAGCAAGAAAATTATTGAAAGAATGGAGATGTAAAGTTAGGGATTACGACCCTTATTTAGTAAACAATTTCGGTGTAACACAACAAGAATGTCAAATGATAAAAGCAGTTCGCGCTATTAATAAATAATTTCCGATAAAGAAAATATATTTGAAAAAAAATATTTTGAAATATAAATGGGTGCTTCAGAATCAAAAGCTGTTGCTGATGTAACTTTGGATGCAGTTACAGATGTTTCAACAAAGGTGCTTAATAATACAACAATGTCTAGCAAACAAGGACAGGGAGTAATTATTTATGGTGGAAAGGGTGGAGTAAAAGTGGGAAATATAACTCAGAGGACGACAGCTACCGTTGATACAAAAGCTTTAATGAAAGCAATGTCAAACACAACTGCCCAGCAAGATCTTGTTCAGCAAATGAGTCAGACTGCAAAAGCGATTACGAGTGGTATTAATTTTGGGAGTTATTCATCTGCAGATACAGAAATGAATGCTTTTCTTAAAGCAAGTATAGATATTGCAACTGATATCGAAAATACATGTTCAGGACAAGTATCTCAACAGCAAACAATTGTTATAAGGGGAGGTCAAGGGGGTGTCACAACGGGTAATATTGACCAGCAATCTATTGCAAATATTTTTCAATCATGTATCACAAATTCAGTTTCAAATAATAATGCTGCACAAAAAATAACTCAAACATTAAAACAAAGTGCGACCGCAAAATCTGAAGGTCTTTCAGCATTTGGAATTGCTCTTATAATAGGAATGGTTATTTTGGCGTTAACAGTTCCTGTAATTGTTGGTGGCTCGACTGTTGTAAATTCCGTATTGAAATTATTTTTTCCAATAATGATTGTTGGTGGCCTTGTTATGATATTTTTATATTTTACTTGGAGTAAAGATATAATTTTAGCGACTAAATATAGTAATGGATTAAGTACATCTACAAGTTGTAGCCCAAGCGGGGCAATTAAATCTACTGAATACAAAACGTTTGAAGATGCTGTTGCGAAATTAAAGTCAACAAAAGAATATGTTGCTCTTGATTGGGTTGGATTTGGAGAAACAGTGGGAGGAAAACAAGGGCCTAAATTAGCAAAACCGCAAACAACATTTTATACAAATATTTCAAATCCTTCCTGTCAAGTTCCAACAGATAAAAACCTTCAACTCTTTAAAAGAGGATCATTTATAGGAGGTCATGGAGAACCATCAAATGTACATGGAAGTAACGGGGATTTTTATATAGACTATTCAACTGGATCAAAATATATTAAACAAAATCAAGTATGGACTGTTCAGCAAGGAACCGTTAAAAATAATGGTAAAAATATCACATTTGGAAAAAATGTTCCTCCGCAAGGAGTAAAAGAAGGAGAATATTATTTGGATACATCAAATCCTAAAACTCTTACTTTATATAAAGGTGAGGGTAGTAAATGGACTGCTATTCAATCTGGAATTTCTGGTCCCGGTTATACTCCTGTTATTCCTTCTCAAGCAAATGCTAGCGCGATAAAAACAAAGGGTAAAAAACCTTGGTTATTATGGGTCGGTGGAGCAACGGTTGGAATGGGTTTTGCTGGATTTGTTATTTCAACTATTTTTGGAAATAAAAAGGTGAAAGCTCAAAATAAAAAATAAAATTCTTTTTAACAATATAAAAAAGAATGTCAGTTATAGGTTATGATGTAATGTGGAAACCTGGTACATATGATTATAAAGGATGTGATCACCGAAGTGATTGTCAAAGACCGTCTCCATGTTATACAAATCAAAGAAATGGAAAATATACAACTGGTTTGTCTAGAAATCATGTAGATTGTTTAAATTTATCAAATATCCCATGTGAATTAAAAACAATAAAGCCATCAGGAGTAAGATGGAATGCTGCTTCATCTATTTATGAAAATGGTAGAGATAATAATGTTCCTCAAGATTGTGAATATAATGTAACTGATTTTAAAACGTTTGAATCTGTAAAAGAATTTTTTGATAAATTTATACGAAATCGATCAAATAAGAGATTTGGGCAGTATAATAAAACTCTTGCTATGGAACAATTTGATAAAATTATGGTATATTTTATGAGTACACAACTTGCAACAAATTGTACAGATGACCCTATTACAGGAATGTCAAGAACAAGTTGTTCATACAGATTTACTACAAATGCAGAAATATTACAATTTGTTACAAATTGGTGGACCACAACAAAGCCTGAAAATAGAGATATGATTGCGACAAATTTTTGTAATTTACATGAAAACATGACTGAGTGTGCTTGTAAAAAAAGAGGACAAAATAAAATTTACCAAGCATTGAAACGTGGCAATCCTATTTCAGATTGTTGCTGGTGGATGCCATGCTCTAATCCTGATCAGTTCTTTGTAGATTCAAAAGATCAAGGAGCTCAATGTGGAAAAGGTTGTCCAAAGTCTATTTGTGAGAATATAATAGCAGCTTATGAAGGAAGTACATTAAATATTAATGATGTTAAAAATTATATTAGTTGCGGAAACATTCCTTCTAAAGGGGGTGATGATAATACAAGACCGTTATGGCAAAAGATTTTATTTTTTGTTTTACCTATTACAATATTTGTTGTAATTCTTTTGATATATGAATTTCCAAAGGTGAAAGAATTTATTAGAGTTTATCATGTTGCTGTTGGATTAGGAATGCTGATTATTTTTACAATTGGTGGAATATTATATTTTTTCAGAAATCAGCTTTGATTTTTCTTTTTATTGAAAAAGAAATTTATGATTTTTCAGTTAGTCTGATTTCTTTTGGTTTTAAACCGTATATCTTTGTTTTATCAATTTTACCAGCTTTTTCCATTTGACATTGTGTTTTAAATTCTTCAATAATTTTATCTTTTACAAGTTTGCCATCTATTTCCACCCATCCATGTGTTGGTGGAAAGAATTTAGTTTTCTGTTTTGCTACAGCAGTAGAAAATTCTGAATAACCTTTTGCTAATCGTTCATCCTCGTTTTTTACACCCAATGTCGTGTCCATATAAATAACGGTTAAAACTCTATTTGCTTGATCGTAAGATACAGATTTGCCAACGGAAAGTAAATATTTACCGTCTTTTAAATCCAAATATATTCCATCATCTTTAGAATGTTCAAAAGTTAAAATTGTTGGATCAATTGTATTATTAAATTTTTCAATAAAATTTTTTTTAAAATATGTTTGCAAATCAACAATTGTTAAAGACATCGCTTTATTACAAAATATTTCTATTAAATGATTAGAGTACCAAGAGGAAGATGGTCAGTTTTAAGTCCCTGCTATCCGTGGACGATAGAAACCGAGTATAAAAATTACCCTTCCCTTTTGAATTATCTAGCTGATGATACCATCACCAAATCTACAAAACTACTTTCACGACGAATAAAAGTTGAAAAGTCAAAAATAGTTAAAGGTATAAAGTATCTTTTACATACATATAGTCAATATAAAAATTACCTTTATAATTCACCAGAAAATTTACAATTTGTAAATCCTCTTCAACCAGAATTTGAAAAGATGTTTACAGAAACTTTGTTGGAAGCAAGAGAAGCAATCAAGAAATTTCGCGTAAAGGGACAAGAAGTATTAGAAAAACGTGACAAATTTGAAAGATTAGGTGCTAAAATTGTTGGAGATCAAGCAATATTTGATTACGATGCTAGTCGCGATCTGAATTCAATTGTTTATGGTGTTGGATCGGAAGAAAATATAAAGAGATTAAAATATGTTGGTAATATGATTCAGAATTATATTCACTTGTTTGATAAAATACCAGACTTTTTAATTTCTAGAGATGAAAACCCTTCTGTATTTTATATCATGAGAAAATATCATAGTGAACAAATTTCAAAGATTCTTTGCCAAGTTAATGTTACTGATTGGTTTCCTCTTGATAAAAATCAACTTTCTATTCTCATATTCAAAATTAATGAAAAAGTTGGTTATTTATGGCCATATATTGTTCTTCCTAAGAATCTTCATTCTGGAATTAAAAAAGGTGATGGTGTGCCAGAATTGTTAAAAATGTTAAAATATCAATTAGATTATGAAACAGTTTTCAAGGACGAAATAACATGTAGATTACAAATGCTTGATAGCGCCTTTAGGCCTTCTCGAAAAGAAGTGTTGAAAGAAGAAATTGCAAAAATTGATGGAACCGAATCATCCGATGATGTTAGTTTTTCAGTTGAAACTCTTGAGATTGAAAAATCAAACGATCTTGCTCTTGATAGTAACGAATCTTTTATTGATAAATGGATTATTTGGTCTGAAGATGAACAAGTTGCCGAAGATGCCATACCAAATTTTGAAGAATTTATGAAAGAAGAATCTGTAGAAAGTGTTCATTCTAATG